GCCAGGTCGCGCAGGCGGTGCGCGGTGGCAAGCTGCTCATCGATGAGCTGGTCCCACTCCTCGAAGAGAACCTCGATCTCGGCGAAAATCGCGTCGACTTCCGGATCTCCCGTCGGGGGTCCGAAGATGGACTCCTTTTGAGGGGTGCGGGTGGGGTTGGTCATGGTGCCTCCGGTGGTGGGTGAGCCCCCTGGCGGGACTCAGAGGTGCCAGGGATCGGCACCACCGGGGCGGGCCAACCGCCCGCGGGATATTCAGCTGTCCAGGTCCTGGGGGTGTCCCCCGATGACTGCACCATAACGGCTGCGGGCGGCCCTGCTGGGCAGTTCTCGCGCGAAAGACCAGAGGCCACCCATGAAAAAGGGGCCCCGCAGGGCCCCTCTCTTCGCTCTGGCGGCCGCGGCCTGGTGATCAAGCGGTGCGGAAGGTGGTGGAGAAGCCTGCCAGCGGCCGGCGGATGCCGGCGGCATCGGCCACCAGGGAGGCATTGACGGCCTGGGTGATCGCCCCGTTGCGCACCACCAGGCGGTAGATGGTGGCGGCCGCCAGGTCGGCGGAGGGGTTGATCGTCACCACACCACCAGCCAGGGTCACCACCGCCGGCACTCGAACGCCGGAGCTGGCCACCTCGAGGCGGAAGCCGCTGCCATCGGCCGCGCCCAGCGCCAGCTGGGTGAGCGGAGCGGTGCCATCGCTGGTGTAGGTCACGGTCAGGTTGTTGCCTACCACCACCGCCGTGCCGTTGTCGGCCGGCACCACCGCATAGCGACGGCTGCCGCTGGAGGGGGCCGTGCTGAGGATCACGCTCTGGACCGCACCGGTGGCCAGCGGCGCGCTGCCGGCGTTGAAACGGCCGAACACCGCGCGGCCGCGGCTCATGCCATCGAAGGTGACGTTGATCAGGTCTTCGGCGGCCTGGGGCTCCTTGTAGTTGCGCAGCGCAGCGTTGAAACAGGCGTAGTCGTAGATGTAGTCGCCGGTGTTGCCGCCAGCGCGGCCCAGCTCCTTGAACATCTCCACGAACACTTCCGAGTCGGTGTCGTAGCGGGCCTGCTCAACAATGGCGAACTCCTCGGAGTAGTCGCCGCGGAACTCGGGGCAGCCACCAGCGGCGCCCTGCACGATCAGCTTGGAGAAGAAGGTGTCGAACGAGGCGCTCACCTTGCTGCCGGTGGTCACCGAATCGCTCCAGCCTTCGTCACCGATCAGGCGAAACTCCCGATCGTTGTTGTCGACATTGAACGACACCTGTTTGACGGTCTGCAGCTCCCGGGCCCAGTCGCCAGGGTCGAGGGTGGGGCGTGTGATGAAGCCGGACTCATCGCGCGTGGCGAAATAGCGGCAGGGGGCGCGCAGGGGAGTCATCAGCAGCACACTGCGGTGCGCCTTGACAAAGCTCTGCCCGATCGCGGTATCAGTCATGGTGGGGTCCTTGAAGGGGTCGGGGGAAGGGAGAGAAACGGCCGCTGTGCAGCCCGTGGCTGTCAGCCGGAGGCTGCCAGGGAGGCGATGTAGACGGGATCGGGCAGCTCCACGATGAGCCGCTCGTAGGTGTCATCAGTTTGTGGCTGGTGACGTTGCTGGGCGGTGGGCCAGGCGCGGAACGCCAGCAGCCGCACCGCCTCGAGGTTGCTGCTGGTATCGAACTGGGTGAAGGTCACCGTCCAGGTGCGCATCGTGGCCATGGTGCGCGTGGCGGCACCCAGCAGCTCGCGCTCTGGGGCCTCGGTGAGCACCGCCTCGATGCCGGTAGCGGTGTAGCTGGGCCGCACCTGCCCCTTGCCCACCGTCCAGAAGGCCTGGATCGGCGGGCCGCTTGGCCGCTGGTACTGACCCAACAGTGGGCCAAACAGCATGCGCAGCTCATCGGCCACCTGCCGCAGGCTCGCGCCCAGCTCCACCTGGCAGCGAGCCTGGGTCATGCTGCACCTCCAGCCGGCGGCAGGGCCGAGGGCCCCGCCGGAGCGGCGCCACCACGGCGGGTGCCGCCCAGGCCCCGGCGCTTGGCCGAAAGGGTGAAGTGCAACTGGAAGGCGCGCTGCAGCTTCACGCGCTCGCGCTGCAGCTCCCGCGTCCAGGGCCGGGCCGGCCTGGTGCGGGGCTGCCCCTCGCTGTCATTGGCCTTGTAGACGGCGCCGTCGTGCACCGCAGGGGCATGGGGGGCAGTCCAGCGGAATTTCGTTTCCATCACCCCCGGGCGGGGGTTGATTGCCATCTCCTGCGAGTTGCGCAGGTCGCCGATGTCCACGATGTCGCGGGGGCTTTCCCCACTCGGCCAGTCCCATTTCGGCTCGGTGATGTGCCTCGTGAGCTCCGAATCCACAAACGTGCTGAAGCGGCCCCAGGCCTCACCCACCACCTCGCGCAGAAGCTGCTGATCCATTCCCTGCTCAGCCATTGCCACGGCCTCCCGTCACCCGAAAGGTGCCGTTGATCTGCTGGCGCAGGAGCGGCATGGCCCCCACCGGCGCCCCCAGGTCTTCCTGCAGCTCGAAGCGGCCGCGGCGGCCGTTGATTACCGCCGCGGCCTTGCTGCCGCTCACAATCCGCGGATCGAGGGTGGCGGGACTCAGCAGCCGGCCGGTGCAGGGGAAGGTGGTCTCATCGACGCCCACCTGCTTCTCCCAACGGCCGCGGTTGAGGCGCAGCGCCGCCAGGTAGTGGAGCGTCTCGGTGGCTGCCACCTGGTTGCCGGTTTCGGGATCCTCGGTGAGGGTGGCGCCGGCCACCTCGAACGCCAGGGTGGCGGTGGCGAGGTGGCCGTAGGCGCTGGCGGGCTGGGGAGTGCTCATCAGATCAGACCATGAAGCCGCAGGTGAGCGGTAGGCAGGCCTGCAGCTCGGCAAACTGCTGGCCGTAGTGGGTGGCCACCAGGCCGCTGCCGGCGGAAGGCGGCGCCTGGCCCACCTGGGCGCCCACCTCCCGCACCCGGCAGGCGATCAGATGGGCGGCAAACAGGCCCACCCCATCACCATGCAGGTCTCCCCACACCGCTTCGCTGCAGCGCCGGCCGGCGGTGGCCAGCGCCGCCTCCAGCTGGGCGTGCGTGTGCACCTCCAGCTCAGGAAAGCGGTCGAGCAACTCGGAGAGGGTGGGGATTGCCATGGTCAGGGCCGGCCGTCGAGGAGCTCTTTCACGCGGGTGGCGAGCTTCTCGCGCACCACCTGCCGGTCTTCCTTGCGCAGCCACTGCTCCAGCTGCTCGGTGTTGCGGCAGCCGTAGATCAGTCGGATGGCCACCGCATTGGGCACGGCGGCCAACGACACCTCGCCGTCGGCGTTGGTGGCGCCATCGGTGAGCTCGATCTCTTGGATCAGGCCGCGGCCCATCAGCTCTTGGGTGTCGGGGCGGGCCTTGGCCTGCTCCCACAGCTTGCGGGGCACCGGGGCGTTGAGGCCCGGGTTGATCCGGAGAGTGGTGGGATTGGCGACGGGCCCGAACGCCCAGGCGATGGCGCCGCCACGGCAGCTCTGGAGACAGGCCTCGTTCAGCTCGGGGGTGAAGATCACCGCCAGCTCGCCGGCCTCCGGTTGGACGGAGACCGGCAGCTCGCCTGATACCGGCTGGTCCTCGGCGGGCTCGGCGGGCTCGGCCTGGGGCTTGCTGATGGACTTGGTGGGGGTGGTGGTCATGGAAAACCGATGGGGAACAGGGGAATGGTGCGGGGCTGATCAGCGGTGATCAGCCGCCGTCCTGGATGTAGAGGAAGGCCAGGGGATAATCGGGGATGAAGCCGCCAATTTTGCTCATCGAGGGCACCACGAACTTGAGGTTCTTCGGCTGAGGCGGCAGGAAGGTGAGCGGCAGGGGGATGTGGAATTTCCCCTTGGTCGGATCCTTTCGGTAGAACAGCATCCGCCGGGCGCTGAGGTTGCCGCCGCTGTTGGCCGGGTCGAGCTCGTTGATCGGCTCCACCGACGTGATGCCCGGGTTCATCTTCAGGAACAGCTCCAGCACCGTGGTGTTGTCGGTCGTGGAACGGCAGGTAGTGGAGACGATGCGGTGATCCGATTCACCCATCAGCACGGCATTGGGCTGCTCAATCTGCTTGGAGTTGACCCGCATTTGGGTGACGCCGAAGTTGAGCAGATCGAGCATCTGCTGGGGGGTGGTGTTGGGGTCGTTGAACCAGGCGTCGCTGTTGTTGCCCGTCACCACCACACGATCGATGGCCGGGTGGTTGAGCATGCCCCGCAGGCCGGTGCCGGCCCGGCCAAACAGGCAGGTGATGTTGTTGCGGCGCTCGTAGGAGTCGCGCACCGCTTCGGCCTTCTCGGTGGTGAGATTGACGCCGGCCATCTTTGCGGCCAGCAGCTCGCCCTGGGTGTAGTCGAACGAGCCGCCGAACTCGCGGATCTCGTTGACGATCTCACCCACCTTCACGCCGGAGCGGGGCAAATCGTCGGCCGCATCAGCGATCAGATCAAAGGCGCCGGTGCGATCCCACAGGGTGCGCTTGATCGACGTGGCGCCGGGGTTCACCTCGAAGCTGACCGGGCAAATCCTGGGGTAAACGATTTCGGCATAGGGTTTGCGCAGCACACCGGGAATGATGTGCTGCAGCTGGTCGGCCAGGAACGCCCCACTCTGGTAGGCGTCGTCCATTCGGTGGCTCATTGTTCGGGCTCCAGGAGGGGGCAGGGGGAAGGAAGGGGGATGGTGGGGAGGATCAGGTGTCAGCGGTGAAGGTCAGCGCGGCAGGCGCGTTGACCCGCAGCACCAGCAGGCCACCGGCAGCGGCGCCGCGTTCGATCTCCCAGGCGCCGGCAGCCAGGTTGAGGCTGTTGCCCGCCGAGGCCGTCTTGCCCCACTTGCCGGCATTGGCGCCGGACTTGAAGTAGCGCAGGGCCTCTCCGGGAGCAACGGCCTCGAAGACCTCGATGTAGATCGAGCCCTCCTTGAGGATGTTCACCGCATAACCGGGATGAATGCCCTCCTGGTAAGGAGTCGCGGCATCACGGTGGCTGAGCTCCTGGACATCGGTGAGCACCGAGATGCCGAGGATCGCGCCGGCGGCGGTGGCCACCTGGGCGGAGTTGGGCAGCACGCCGGAGCCGTTGCGCACCAGCGGCACGCCAAAAGGCAGCACGCCATTGGTTTCGTTGTTGCCGCTGATGATCCGGCTGCCGCTGATGTCGGCCAGCTCGCCGATGCGGCCGATGGCCATCTGCATCGGGTAGTCA